TCATTTTTTGTTTTATCAGCGTGGGCTTCAAAATGTCCATTTTCCAAGTTTTCCTGTTTTTCTTTCATACACGTTGTTTGGTGACAGCATAATGATAAGGCTTCATTGAAAACCAAGTTACAATTTTGACAAACATAGTGTGGCATTTTTTCTGATGTAAAAGATGCGAATATATGTTTGCGTGTGGTGAGATGTTTTTTATAATTAAATTTGTTACTTGTAATGAAGTTACAATTTGTACAGCTATAATTTGTCTTATTTTTTCGCATTTTTTTTCTTGTAAATCTTGCCTTTTTGTATAATATTGGCAAGAAAAAAAATGCCTAAATTACGAAGACCGCCCAAAATTTTCGAGGGTTCGAAAAATCCGGTATTTTTTGTTACTGAAAAAAATAGGCCAAAAAAACGGTTTTGTGACGCTTACAGTCTAATACCGAAAAAACCTCGCGTTTTATTTTTTTTTTAAAGATTTTATCGGCCCTATGCAAAAATGGACAAAAATAAATGTCCAAAATCGAAAATCCTTTTCCCTTTTTGGCTCAAAAATATGTAAAAACGCGAGGTTTTTTCCTTAGCCGCCCATAAAATCCTTGAATTAACCTCCTTTTTCAGGACTTTTCATTTCAAAAACCTCTTTTCTCAAAAATGAAGGATAAATAAAATAGGTATTTTTGGAAAAACGGCGAATTAACTATCGAAAATGGGACTTTTCATTTTTGAAACCTCTTTTCTCAAAAATGGAGGATAATTTGAGCGACTTTATCATATAAATGTTTCAATATATATGATATGTTATATGTGTTAAAAAACTATTACTGGAAATGCTATATAATACAATATGAATATGTAACTAAGAATAGCTAGAAGAATAGCCGCCAACCAAATAGGCAGAATTGTTTTGTTTTTATATCCAATACCAAACGACCTTATGCTTCCATCTGTATTATAAAAACAAGATGGTTTTGCAATATGAATTGCTGTGAATATTATAACAAAAATAAGTATGGATATGAATAAACTATTGTTTCTTATTATATTTCTATACATATGTATCCTACTCCTATGTAATATAATAATAAACTAATTTTGTGTTATTATTTTTTTTGTTTTTTGTATTAATTTATATTCATAGAATTATCATATCAATATAAAATACATTGAATCTTTATTCATCATAGTCATAAGTATCGTCATCATCATCGTTTCTATTTTGTATGAAATCGTCTTCGTTATTTATATAATCTTCATCTTCTAAATTATTTGAGTCATACAGTCCATTCGTTCCATCAATTTCTAGTCCTAAATTACCATCAATTACACCATCTTCTTCTTCTAATGCTTGGCTAACCTCTCCTTCTTCATTTCCTTCTTCACTTCTTTCCATGTCATAGTTATTTTTATCATACACAGTAAGACCTTTTTGTAAACCTTTACTCCATACACCCAACTTCACTGCCTTCATTGCGTTATCAGCTTGTCTTTCTTCATCAGATAACTGGGTGAGTCTTTTTCTTATTTTATCCTTTTCTTTTTCTCTTACTCTAAACATTTGTTCGGCTATATCTTCATAAGTAATATCTATCAATTTTTTATGAGAGTTCATACAGTCTATAAAAGCCAATAATAAGTCTGCTACTTTAGAGCGGAAAATTGCAATGTTACCAGTTGTAATATCAAAACTCGACACAACCTCTTCTGGTACTGTTGGGTTCATATTTCTAACTAGGTTAACATACTCTGTCATTATTTTCAAAAAGTAATACTCGTATAATAAAATACAAATACTTGGGTCTAATGCTGGTGTTTCTTGTGAAAGAAGTAGTATGTTATGGGTAGTCATCTGAATCATTTCTAACATAGGATAATTTTTTTTATCATAAAAAGAGGTCAGACATTCGTAATATGTTGTTATAATAGAAGAAATATCCTTTAAATGGATGTTTGAAAGACCCATGTGTTTTCCCATGACAACTTTTTTGTAACTTACTTTTTGAATTATCATATTTGGAAATGTAGATGCAAAGTTTTGAATAAGTGTTTTGAAAAAAGGAATGACTGTTTGTGTTTGAAACAATATATTGTTTTTATCCATATCATTTTGTCCCATCCCATTCCATTTCATCAAATCTTTAAAGTTTTTAATCATCTTTTTATCTTTGTCTTTGAAGAATTTGTTGAGTATTTCGATATTTTTCTTGTTTTGTTCTGCCAAATAGTTCATAAAGTTATCTGCGTTGTCATCCAAGTTATTGATATCACTGTTCAAATAAGAAATGAATAGTTGTATCATACCTGTATCATATCCTTCACTTAATAACGATGCCAAAAACTCTTTGAAAGAGTCTAGAGGGTCTATGCGCATTCTGCTATCATATCGGTTGGTTTCATCACTTATTATCAAATTTTTATGTACAAGTTGAAGCATACGAAGAAAATCATTCTTTTCATATTTGACATTATTCGACTTCATATTTGCAATTATTTCTACATCATTGTCAGTCGGCTTAATAAAACTTGGTTTTCCTTGTCCTCTTTCATCCCCACTTTCCCCTTCTATTTTTACGCCACAATAAGGCAACAGCTCTTTTGGAATTGGTTGTAGTGTTTTGAAATGACAATAATGTATAAAGGCTAAATAAATAGTCTCTTCGTCAAAGTCGTCTAGAATCTTTGGAAATGGGATATTCACATTTTTAGTACATTGGAGTCTTTTTGCATTGGATAAAAACTCTACATCTCTCCATATATTTACTAGTTGAACTACCTGTTCATTTATATTAAGAATACTTGGGTCTTCTTTATTGAAATAAAGGATTGTGTTTTTCTCCCCCAACTCATTACAACAAGCATTCTCAATATAGAGAACGGATGAGTTGCGGTTTCTAAGCAACAACTCCTTTTTCTGTATGATTGTATGTATTTTTTCCTGTAAAAGAAGAGAGAATGCTTTTATTTTTGACTGGATAACTAATATTTTTTCTTGTTGTGAGTTGAAGCCATCCCTTAAATCGCGTAAAAGTTCTTGTTTGAAACTAGATGATATGTATTCAAGTCGTTTTATTTTGAAATTGACAAGAGGAGGTAAAAATTGCGTCCACTTGGTAACATCATCCTTTTCAGATATATCTGTAGCGGAGTTTTTCTTTTTATCAGACATAGTTTTCAAATAGTTGAGCTTTTCTTGAATACGGCGCTGAACATCTGGCAATGTAAGTATATTTTCAATCGCAAAAACAATCTCCTTCTTAATATCCTTATCTTTTTTACTAACAATGTTCCAAGGTTCAACGGAACTACGAATATTACTTACCACACACGTAATATATTCAAGCGACGAGTTTTCCTCTTTATTCCCATCCGGATGAAGCGGATAGTCGTCGAACGAACTAATCTTTTTACATCCGTAAAATGTTCTTTTTACAGGAACTGGAGGAACACTCAACTGTATCGATATCAAAAACATAGCAACCGTGTAGTACAAGAAATGCTTGTTTCTCAAATCATTATAATCAATTGGTTTCTTACTAGATTTTTTCATTTGTTCCTTCACTAGTTCATCATATTCTGCTTTTGAGTATAGAACCTGGGATATAATAATTATCACATTATTCAATATAAAATCCTCCGCTACTCTATCAATATGCATATCCGCCTGTAAAACTCTTACAATATTCAATATCATTTTATCTTCTGGTGATGTATATTTTTTGACTACCTTATCATAATTCATATATTGTCCCAACTCTTCTAGACCGCCCATTCCAATATCACCAGTAGTATCTTTCAATATATCTGTTTGGTTCACATCTGCGTCTATTACATTTCCATCATCATCTAAAACAACAGTATTATCTTTCATCACATCTCGCGTTACTACACGGAACCCATTTTCATATCCTTCGTCATCATTATATTCAATCATTTTTAATGTGACACCAGTATGCTCGTCCACAATTCTATCTTCATATTCAACGCCGATTTTTGCGATGAGGAGTTCTACAAACGCTGGATATCCGTCATAGTTATTCACATATTGATATGCCATTTGATACAAGGACACAGGCAGTAGTTTTGCGCCAGTCTTGATACAATACAAATAATATGTGGCTTCCTCACCTATTGCCTGTCTTGTAAACTTGTTTTTGAACTTCAAAATATCGTGTTGTTTCTTTACAATATCACTTTGTCCAAGTATTTTATTTAACAAAGGCGCGTATGGAGATACAACAATGCCCACACCATCTTCTACTTTCAATCCTAATGCGTATTTTTGGAAATTGTTCCTTAACTGCTTTTTCACCCATATTTTTTTTAATATATCCGCTGTTTTGAATGCATATTCGTATTTTTCTTTCAAGTCTCTCTCATGCTCTTCCTTAGACACGGCATACCTTTCATCAAACTCGTCTACTATTTCTTGAATAAGCGACTGTTTCATAATAAGGTCGTTCGCAGTAGTTGTAACACATTGTGTCTTAGAGTTTTCACTATTTGTCCCAGGTTCTTTGCTTGAACCAAGAGTAGGAACATAAGGTTTACTCTCATTGGCAAAAGTAGTAATACTCGCACACTTGTCTTGTATATTACATAGTAAGTTGGAGTCATCCGCATCTAAATCATGTATATCTCCTTTGATAGTCTCATCCACAATCCATTGGTTATTTTCACGGATATAATATGAATATGTATTTTGTTCTACATCATTCACTATTGCATACTGACCATTTTTAACCTGTTTTTTGCCTCGAATAAGAGTATCTGTTAAGTATTGTGCTTCAGAATCAGATATTTTCAATTTGGAGGATAACTTGTCTTTCAAAAAGACGACAAACTCGTCTGTAGACATTTTAGAACGTTCATTTGTATATTCATCAATAAGTCCATAATTCGTTTTATCAAACCTAGAATCAAAATAAAGTTCCCTTCCATTGTCTTTTTCTAATTCACTCAAAGAAAGATAACTTTTGGCTATTATGATATCTTTACATGTTTTTGGTTTGGATTTTTCTTCATTCAAATCGGTTTCTATTTGTGTCTTTTCTTGTAAAAGTATATTCAACTGTTCGGAAAACATTAGAGGAGAACTTTTTAAAGCAACCGAATAGTAGTAAAGCAGTCCGTAATCTATTTCTGAAAAGTTCGTTAATACTTCACCGTCTGTATCATATGGCGCAATATCATACACTTTTACTATTTCTGAAAAATCGATTTTTGGTTCATAAGAATATTGGAGAACTTGAATCAAGTTCTTTTTTATATTTTGACTTGTATTTGAAGAGTTGGTATTTTTGAAAATACCGTTCAATTTATTATTTAAGATGGAAAACAACGACGCATTTTTATCAAAGTTGACATTATATTCATTTATCATAGGGTTAAGAATAAGCTGGGTTATTTGTTTAAACTGCTGATATGTCAAGTCATCTGTGTATACCATAAACGATTCTAAGTATCCAACCACATCTACAATGGACATTTTACCTTGAACATATTTTTTCAATGAAGACAACAATCCTTTTATAGAAGGAACTACTTTATTTATGAATTGTTTATATTGACTATCTACTGGAATATCATTGTTTTCAAGCTGAATAATATACTGTTTATATTCGTTACTAATAAACTGATTGTCTTCGGTTGAATTGTCGTCTGTATTATTATATTCATCATCCACAAGTATGTTGTTTATAACAGTTGTTTTTCTCAAGGCTTGCCAATAGTTCAAAAAATGAAGCCCTAAGTTAGCTTTATCCATAATGGATGTGTTTGGCATGTTTATCTTAGAGAAACGAACAGTCGGTTCAGGTAATGTAAGAAAAGCACGAATATTCATTGTCTCGGCATTTGTCAAAGGTTCTCTTGTATATATTTCTTTGGAACGAGGATTGGAACTAGTATTCGTTGCAACCAACTTTGTAAACCCAGTCAAGTATTTTTCCGTATAAAACCTGAACCTGTTTCTTGTTTGTTTGTGAATAGCAATTGTATAAAAGTTACCATTGTTTTGAGGATTATTGAAAACTGCGAGCATATCTGTTCCTACTTGTTTTTGAACAACTGGGTCTTCTGGATTGAAACCGATATTTCTTATGAAGCTTGTATTATTATCCATACGCGTAACATAGTCATAATAGTTGTTGTCCGTGTTGTTTACATTATTTTTATAGTCCTTGTATATCTTTTCCATAGTTTCAAGTCGTTCGGTAAAATCAGAACCATTGTTGTTGAATATATCATAAAACATATCAGGATTTGTTTCTACAACAGGTAATAACCAGTAGAGTGTTTTATCCATTTTTTCAAAGTATTCCGAAAGTGGTTTGTTATTCGAACCCACTGTTTTCATTCCTTGGATATTATCATATTCGTCAAAAGTGGAGTATATTTTTCTCAACTCGCTATACCTCTCTATCATTTTATGAATATTTGTCATAACAGCATTGGTTCTATTCTGAGTAGGAATAGTAGACAAAATATCGTTCAACATATCATTCAACTGGTCTTCTAAACCATAACGGCGACTTTTTTCGTCAACATTTGTAAACTGGACTACTTGTTCTACTAAATCTTGAAACTGGATAGCGTCAGCATTCAATACATATTGAATGGTGTGTTTATCATACGTTTTTTTCTCTCTTTCTGGGTTTGGTTTTGGTAAAGGTATTTCCTGTTCTTCTTCTTTTTCCCTTTCTTCTTCAACATTCTCGCCTTCTTCTAAACCTTCTCTTTCTTCTTCTGTATTTATATTCTCTCCTTCCTCTACTTCCAACTCCTTTTCTTCTTTCACTACTCTTTTTTCAGGTTCATTTCTTAACTCAATTCTATCCAAAGGTATATCCTGTGGCAACCCTTGGTAGTCAAAATTAATATAGAATACTTCACCAGTAGGATACCTTTTCACCTCAATCATATCCTCTTCCAAATTAGTAATTTCACCAGTAATTATTTCAGGAACATCATTATTCAAACCAGGGTCTCCTTTGAAGTAAAGGTTTATCCATTTACCTGTTATCAAACCATTCTGTTGTGCATATCCTTTTTTATCATTTCTGTAAAGGAGTTGGATTTCTTGGATGGTGTTATTAGTAAGGGTTCCGTCTTCATTCTTGTACAACTCCACCTTTTTGTATGTATTTGTGTCTATCAATACAATTTTGCTGGAATCTAAATATTCAATAAAAAAAGTACTATTATATATTTCATTTGTTGGGTCTACTATTTGTATAACATCACCTAACTCTAAACTTATACCTTCATTGTTTTTTTCACTATTGTTTTTTTCACTATTGTTTTTTTCATTCTCTTTCTCTAACTCTGTATTTGGTTTATTTGAAAATATTGAAAACATAATATTATATATTATAATGTTTCTATATATAATAATAGAAAAGGTTTTATCGTTTTAATTTTCGTCAAATGCTTTTTTCACAGTCGAATAAAATACCATCAAGTCACTTATACATTCCTTCAAGTTTGAAAACAAAATAGACTTGTCGGTAGGTTCTTTATATGCTATTCTTAACAAACTACCATCATCATGCGGATGCATTTTTATGAACCCACAGAAACTAAGAGAAGCAGCACCTTCATAAAACTTGAAATACATAGCATATTCAACTATTTTACCAATCGTATAGTCTTCATTTTCCAAACCTATATCATAGCAGTTTTGAATAGTTGTTAACGATGTTGAAACATCCAAGTCTTCTTTATCAATTGTATCATTCAAAGCAACCAGTTTTTTCATGATAATCATACAAGCTTCTGCTACTAAATACTCATTTGTAAACATACCGGATGAAGCTTGGAAGACTGATTGAATTACAAAATCAAAACTATCCTTGGTTGTAATTCTTCGTCCTTCTAGCAGTTTCCAGTTCTCACTCTCAAACTCAATTTCTTTTTCTGACAACCCTTCATCTTTCCATGTTTGCTGTTTGACAGCTAGTTGTTCATTCATCAATGATTGGTTCGGTGTGAATTGATAAGAACAAGTAGACGCTACATTATACATACCGCTTTCTTTTGCAGTTCCTGTTGATAAAGTGAAGGAGAAATGGATTTTTTCGCCTGGTATATCTTCCGAGATTCTTGGTTTCAATCTTAAAATATCAATAAAGTAACCTGTGTAATCATTTGGTGGGAATATTTTTCTAGTTTCTTCTTCCGATAAACCTTGAATATGAAAATCTTTGGTTGTTACATACATGATGGTATCCGTCGTGTTTTCTACATTACATTCTACTTTGAATGAGTCAAGAGGCGTCTTGAAATCAAACAGATGTACAGGAATACAACTAAGTCTTTGTTTCAAAATCTCGTTATTCAAATGAGAAGTGTTTGTGTGAATGGTAACACGGTTTTCTTCATAAGGAGTAGTCTTAATAACAACACAAGGAATATCGGATAAGATAGTTCGGCGAATA